TGGTTCTTTGCGAAGAATGGAATAGAAGATAAGATATACAAAGCAGTTATGAGTAAAAAGAACTACACACTAAACGTATTTAAGAATGACTTCGGAAAGTAAGATACAAGCAAGTTGCATAAACCACGCTAAAAAACATGGATGGTTTGTACTTAAAGTGATTCGATGTAATGTTAATGGATTCCCTGATGCAACGTTTTTTAAAGATGGTAAAACATTTTTTGTTGAATTTAAAACAGAAATAGGTAAGCAATCTAAACTACAGGAATACGTTGAAAGTGAATTAGTTAAGCAAGGATTTAAGTATTATCTTATTCGAGACTTAAAAGAATTTCAAAAAATAATTATAAAAATGTGATTATATTATAATAAATGTATTATATTTGCATATATAAACAATTAAATATTTGAATTATGCCAACATCAACAAAAAAAGTAGACTACTACGGAATCACTTTAGATTGCGAGTACGACTGGGATCACTACACTCCACAAACATATGATCATCCAGCAGAGGGTGGTTTTGAATGTATAACAAGAGTGTACCATAATGGGGAAGATATTATGGATTTATTAGCAGAATCAATAATAAACGAATTAGAACTTAAAATACAAGAAGATGAACGATAAACTAGAATTACTTGAAGCATTCTTGAAAGGGTGGCAAAGCGTAAATGAAAGAATGGCTACTGAAAGAATAGCTACTGATTTTCTTAAAGGTCAAATGGACGCGATTGACAGAATTAAATTACAAATACAAAAACTAAAAGAAGATGACAACTGAAGACAAAGCAAAAAAGTACGATGAGTTAATGCTAACCATCCAAGAAATGGAAATCATGTACACAAAGGCATTAGAGAAATATCCAAGCCTTACACAAATAATCCAAGAAAAATTAAACGTTTTAAAATTAGTTAGATTATGAGTAAAATAGTAGCAGATTTAAATGATAGTCAAGAGCTTATTATTAAAAAAGTAAAACGTATAGGATATTTAATTAACCATGAAGTAAATACGAAGCCTATGCAGATTAGTTTAGGTTTAGATATATTAGATATTTTATTAGGACAATTTAATGAGGAAGATTTAATTAATATTTTAATAGAAGATAGTCATGGAAAATAAAACACACTTTAAAAAGCTACGTAATCCAAGCTATATTGGAAGCTACGAGTTAATGGTTGGAACTAATTCAGTTGAGTTGAATGTGACAATCGAAAGAGCCGTAAAGGAAATGGTTCAGAATGGCGATAAAAAAGAAGAAGCTATGGTAATTTACTTGCAAGGTCACAAACCAATGATTGTAAATTCAACAAATGCAAAGAACATATCTAAAGCATTAAATAGTCCTTACATTGAAGATTGGGTTGGTAAAGATATTACGTTGTATGTAGCGAAGATTAGAGCCTTTGGAGAGAATGTAGACGCTTTGAGAGTAAAGACAGTTACAAGTATTAAACAACTTCCAGCATTAGAAATAAACACACCTAATTTTGAAGCGGTAAAGATAGCATTAAGTTCAGGTAAATTTACCATCGAACAGGTGAAATCAAAGTATCAAGTAAGTGAATCAGTACAAAAACTATTACAAAATGGAAAGTAAAATATTTAGAATGAGAGCAAGTCAATCAGGCTTGCTTTCTACTAACGGGAAAGATGAATTAAAACTAGGTGCAAGTTTAACAAGTTATCTAAAGCGTTGGTATGCAGAACAGAAGTATGGTATTCGTGAAGACATACATTCAAAGTATATGGAGAAAGGTGTGCATTGTGAAGCTGAAGCAATCGATGTATGTGCAGAACGTCTAGGACTTGGTATGTTAGAAAAGAACTTAGTACACTTCAACGATGAATACTTTCAAGGAAGCCCTGACGTTTATACAGATGAATTAGTAATTGACTTAAAATGTAACTGGGATCACATTACTTTCCTAGATGCTGTAACATCACCAATCAACAAAGATTATGAAGCACAATTACAGGTATACATGCATCTATTAGGATTAAAGAAAGCAAAGTTAGTATACGTTCTATTAGATACACCTGACTTTGTAAACTATGGAAACGAGGTTACATATTCACACCTTCCAATTGAGCAACGATTCTTTGCGTTTGATTTGGAATACGATAAAGAAATGATTGAAGCAATGCAAGAGAAGGTAATTAATGCAAGAACTTTTTTAAATGATTACGATGCAAGAATCAAAAATATACTTAGATAAGAGAGATAACACCATTGTCATGTTAGTATTACGTGGCAATGGATTCATCCGAGTTAGACCACATAAAGGATTAGATATAGTAATGAGTGTAGAATGCTTTGAAGAAAATTTTAAAAGGATATGATAATTATATTAACAATGAAGTGTGGAGATATTATAAAGTTTGAATCTGACAGGGAATTTGAAGAACTAGCAGAAGATATACTTAATAGACAATGGAGTAGAGTGCTTAGAATAAACGGAGTAAAAATAGTATTTAATAGGGATGATATAAAATATATTAGTCATGAATAAACAAATAAACAATACGTTTCAAGTGCTATGCTTAATGCAAGTGGCATTAGAGAAGTTAGAAGATATGCCAGAGGGCAACATCTTCAGAGAGAATAATTACGATACAATAGATAACTTCATCAAGTATCTTGAATCACATGTTGAGCCTTTGACAAGTGAGATTAACGTACAGGAGTCAGACCAATATGTTTACATCACAAAAAACATTCGTAAAGTAATCGATAAAATTAGAATCAAATGAAAATAATAATCGCAATGTGTGTTTGGTGTGTTCTAACAAGTTTTAAGGCTAGCTATTATCATTCTTCATTTCATGGTAAAATAACTTATAGCGGTGAAATTTATAATGAGAATAAATTAACGGCTGCTTCAAATGTTTATCCAATTGGAACGAAATTGAAAGTTACAAATATAGAAAATAATAAATCTGTAATTGTAAAGATAAATGACAAAGGATCATTTCGTAAAGTAACACTAGACTTATCAAAGAAAGCATTTAGTAAGATAGCTGAATTAGATAAAGGAGTAATTAATATAACGATAAAGAAAGTATGAAAATAACTATAGCAAAAATAATCCGAGAACTTGAAAAGAAAGGATATAATAAAGCATATTTAGTAAAGTCAGTTGATGAACATTTGATAAAAGACATTCGAGATATAATAGACGAGATTCTCAAAGAACAAAAAGGTATAACTATTAACGGATCATTTATAAAGGAATAGATATGACAAAGAAAGAAGAACTTAAGTATAATTTGAAAATGGAACAGCTTTTAACAAGTCAATTGTTTGAGCAAATACGAGAATTAAAGTATGAGAACGCAACAATGCGAGACGATTTATTCCATCTTAGTAAAGACTACTTCACACCGAAAGACGCTATTGTAGCAAAGGTTATCGAAGCATACAAAACAAGGTCTGAAGTAGGGATAGCGAAGTATGGCACAACACTAGAAGAGAATAATACGGATGACTTTCTGCAGCACTTACAGGAAGAGTTAATGGATGCCACACTTTATATTGAAAAATTAAAGGGAGTTGAGTCTCAGTTAAAAAAAATATACTTATATTAGTAAAAAATTAAAAACGATGAGTAAATTTAAAGGAGTGATTACACACATTGGAGATGTAATCGAATTAGGTAACTACAAAAAGTTGTATGTTCATGTAGTAGAAAACGAAGGAGAGTATCCTCAATCATGTAACTTCGAGGTATTTGGTGAAGCAAAAGTAGATAACGTTCTAAAGTATAATCGAGTTGGAGATGTAGTCGAAGTAGATTACAATCTTAAAGCTCAGGAATCAAAACGAGAAGCTGGTGTATTCTTTAACACGATTCAAAGCTGGAAGATTACAAAGCATGATTAAGCAAATAGAAGTAATTGCAAAGAAGCATAAGGACTGGGTGAATATCGCTCGGTCCTTTGGTGCTAAAACTGAAGCAGAAGATATCGTCCAAGAAATGTATCTACGCTTAGATAAATACATCAAACCCGACCAAAATATTACGACATCTTTCGTATGGATTACACTGCGTAACATTTACTTCGACTTTCTAAAGAAAGAGCCAGTTACGTTTGAACTAGATAAGACCGTTTCTGAAGCCGTTTGCGAGACTGAAAGTATAATTGCATACGAAGAACTAAATAAACGCGTTAGAGACGAACTTAATAATGTCGATTGGTTTGACAAAATGCTATTCGAACTATACGTTACAAGTGGAAAATCGATGCGAAGACTAGAAAAAGAAACAGGAATTAGTCTTTCTTGTATACATTACACCACCAATAGAACAAAAAAGCACTTAATTAGTTTACTTAATGAAGACTAT